CTTGAATGGCGCTTCGCAGCGACTTACGTTCTCACACGGTGCACAGCACCCTTAGGGTAGCCAGTGGCGAGACTTCCGGTAAATCCGTTTCCGGTGGGAAGTCTCAGGCTAGGTGTTCCTGCCGAAAGAGGGAACACCATGTACGGGAAGCGGCAGTTCGCTTTCTCAAGGTCGTTCGGTTCAGGTTCTCCATTCCTAAAGGAGAACTACCGGACATTGAGGCGGCTAGCTTTGACCGCTACCTCCTGTACATCCTCAACACGGGCGCCCAGCGTCCGTCCCTCCCCTTCCCTCGTTCCCAGACCGGCTGGGAGGGAAATTTTCCCACGCTCGTGCGTATGGGTCGTCGGCATCGTGTAGAATTCGCCGCTTCACTTGCCTCCTTCAAGAGGGGGCTTCCTCAAGTGAAATGTGAATTGCATGATATCGACGACGGGTACGCGGCGTGGTCCGACAATGCTTGTCGAGAGCAACCCCCTGCAAGTTCGCCGGGGTACCTGCGTTTCGTCCGAAAGCTGGCCAAGAAGGAGTTTAGATTTGGATGGGACGATTCCTACGATTCATTTTGTAGGAGTTTTGTTCCCAGTTCCTCATCCCGTTTTACTCGCTTGGTCAGTTCCATCGATTGGTGGCGCGAAAGGTGTGATTGGACTCGTTTTCAGTCGTACCTACGTGGGAAAGAGTGCCCTGTCCTGCAGGGCGCGAAATTACGATACAAAGGTATCAAGGCGAATGATAAGATCAGGAAGATGGGTATTCCGACCTGTGATTGGGACCTCCTCGGTCCACTCCATAAAACCATGTACCAGCACATGGCTAGTAAGGAGTGGCTCCTTCGGGGAACCATTACTCAGAAGAGAATATCCTCAACCTGTAAGGGGGAGTTTCAGACCAGTGTGGATTTGGTTTCGGCTACCGACGGTCTACGTCAGGATGTCGCTCAAACCATTCTCACTGCTGTTCTCTCCAAGGCTAAGAACGTGCCGGGGCGTATTCGCGCTATGGCTTGTGAGTACCAGGTCCCTCGTTGTAGGGGTCTGGACGTCACCCATGGTCAGAATATGGGAACCTATCTCTCGTTCCCCCTTCTCTGCTTTCAGTCTTATGCGGCCGCAAGGTGGGCTGCCAGAAATGATGCTAACGTGTCGTTCCTCGTGAACGGTGACGACACCATTATTTCGGGCCCTAGGCCGTATGAAAAAGAGGATTACCCGGAAGGGTTTATTCTCAATGATAAAAAGACTGTTAGGCAAAAGAACTTTGTCGAGATCAACTCGACCCAGTTTTTGAGACAGGGGAAACGCTGGATACGGGTCCCGGCATTGAGGAGAGGTGCTTATCTTACCGGAGTTAATGCTCAGATCCACATGGCTGCCGTCTGTCAGGACGCGGGCAGTAAGTGGGTCGAGGCACTTGTAAGAACTAGCGACCTCGGAAAGATCCCTCCCAGCCAGCTGGGCTTGGACCTCCGTATTCCCTCCGTTTACCAGGCGGAGAATCGGATTAAAG